CATCGTTTTTGGACCTTGTTTCATTTTTGTTTTAAATCCTTGACCTTGGTTAGGTTTTGCGTCATATTTGAATTTTGGTTTTCCGATTCCACTTCCTTTAGGTTTAACTGACATAGATTCCATAACACTATCTAAATCATAGTTTTCATCTTCCTCTTCTTCGTCATCATCCTCAAAGTCCATTTCTTCTTCACCTTCATCTTCCATATCAATTTCGTAAACGATTTCTTCGTCTTCCTCTTCTTCTTCATTCCAAGATTCTTCAAGTTCCTCATCGTCCATTTCAACTTCGTAAACAATTTCCTCGTCTTCCTCTTCTTCTTCTTCCTCTTCTTCTTCCATTTCATAAACAAGGTCTTCTTCTTCTTCCTCTTCCCAAGATTCATCCATTTCATCACTACTGAACGCTTTGTCAATAATATCAGTTACGTCATCTTCGTCATCTTCATAAGAGAAATCCATATCAAAGTCATCTTCTTCTGATTCACCTACTATCATATATTCGGTATTGTTTTTGTTGTCTTTAAGATTAATATTTCCTGAATCATCTTTTTTAACCACGATTTCATCATCAGGCCCCATTAATTGGAACACACGAAGAACTTCATCAGGGTTTTCCTCACCTGTCATATCAATCACAGGTTCGTCAGACATATCCATATCCATATCAACATCAAAATTATCTGTATCCATGTCAACTTCTTCTTCAGAATCCATTTCGTCATCTTCCATTTCAGTATCGTCCATTTCAACGTCTGTGTCCTCAATCTCGTCCTCAACGTCATCGTCTTGTTCTTTAAGAGATTCTTTTACTAGTTCACTGATTTCTTTCGACATTGTTGTAGAAAGTATTCCTTGTGCATTTTCTGCTACCAAATCTTCCAAATTTTTAATTTGGAGTATTGTATCTTCTACTAAAGATTTGTTTTTTTCCATTTAACTGTTAGGTATTTTTAATTATAAATATATCAAAATATAAAAAAGTCTAATTTTCAGACATTTTGTCATATTTTTTTTTAGTTATGGACAAAAAAAAAGGAAGGGGTTAACCTTCCTTTCTATAATTGATAATTATGTATTATTCTATCACCTCATCAATTTTACTTTCTACGATAGCCGTTATCCTCCAATCTTGAGTGTAATGCTCATAGATTTTGGTTATTTTAGCTTCTACATCTGTAGGACTAAATGCTTTAACCAATTTTTCTTCTCTAATTTTTTTAACCTTTCCTGTTTCAGCGTCAGCCGAATCTGTAGTTACTTTTGCAACAAAATACTTTTCATCCATAATTTAATAAATTTAATAACCTAAATAATCGGTTAATTTTTTCATTAAGTCAAGTGATTTGTTACCATTTTGTCCAATTTCTCTTTCTACTCTCATTTTTTTCTCTTCTTCTAAATTTTCCTCAAAGTTAAAACGTTCATTTGGTTCACTAAATAAGTAAGCCCCTGGTGTAGATGGTGATGATACCAAGTCAAAACAAATTAATTCAAAATCATCTTGTACTTCGTTTTGTTCACCAACTTTTTTAAGTGACCCCACACCACGAGAAGAAATCCCTAGTGTAACACCTTGTCTTAAATAGTTTGCGGCCATATCACCTTTTGTTGATACAATTCCTCTCTCGTGAAATCCCGGACTTGTTAGAAGAAGTAATTTACCCATCAGTACATTACCTTCCCACCATATTTCAGTAATCATATGAGAAACTCTATCTAAGTCAATCAATGATGATTCGGGGTGGTTTAATTCTGATAACGCTGTACCCTTCTCAATCATCTTTTTATAATTGTCGGCTTCACGTTTTAGAACACGTTCAGGATAAATCCTACCATTTCTATTTGGGGTGTTATATTTTTGTAACACCGCATAAAATTCAAATGGTTTTGAATAATCCAAAAAGTTTTTTGATTCCTTAATTATTTTTGAATTATGTTCATCTTTTGGTGATATATACCCAGCATCGTATTCGACAAGTATTCCTTTACCAGTATCATTGGGTTTTAATATTTTTAAATCCATCGTTTTTTTTATTAATAAATATTAAACTTTTTCGGTTTTTACGTCATCAATAGATTTTTTACTTTTAGTGAGGTGAAAACTGAAGTAATTATTATTGAATAAGTTCTCATCATAAATCCTATCAATAATATCTTTTAAAGAGTTCTTTAAACGATTACCTTTAAAATCTACATTAGAACAATTCAGAAATAAATTGATTTCGAGGTTCATAAAAGATTTTTTATCTAATGATAATCCACTAGACCTTAAATCTAAATCAACAATAAATTTATCATCAAAAAGATTTCTATCTAGTGATTCGTAAACTGAATGTTTTATTGCTCTACTCATATTGAGAACAACTCTATTCCAGTTTTCTAATTCTAGTAGGGGTTCAACCCAAGTTTGTAAGTTTAAATAGAGTGATTTGAATTCTATGGAATCGACTGTTCCATACATAATTTTGGATGTTTTATATCCACGAATTTTGGAGGTTTTCCCCTTTTTCATTCCTTTTCATATTTTTATGTTTATTTTTTTAAAGTATAAGAATATTTAAAGTTATAATCAAAAAAATAATATATGTTAATAGTAGTAGTAGACAAAAATTCGAATATTGAGAAAGCTCTCAAGATTTACAAGAGTAAAATTATTAAAACTAGACAAAGTTCTAATCTAGTTGAACGAAAAGAGTACGTTAAAAAATCACAGAAAAAAAGAAACGTGCTAGCAAAAGCTAAACACGTTCAAAAAAATTACAACTCAAATAAAGATTAAATATTTTCGTTTAAACTTTTAAGTTTATAATAATTTAACTTATCATATTTTTCAGAATTGATTTTATTAATCGTTTCTACAATTTTTGTTTTTGTTTCAGTATCATCTGAATTTTCACTGATACCTTTTAATTTATCCATAACTTTAGATTTTAGTGAATTAAATTCATTACTTAATTTGTCATCACTTTCAGATAGTAACTCAAATAATTCTTCTCTCTCTGATTCCGATAAATTACTAATATAACTATTTAAAGTTTTATTAGCTACAGTCAATATTGAGTCCAAAGGTAAATTAAATGATTCTTTAATTTTTTTAGGTGACTTTTTTAAGTTTTCAGAAATAATTTTCTTACTCTCAATTTTAGATTCAATAACTAATACATCATTAGAAAATAAACTATCGATGTTTTCGTATTTGTTTGGTGTTGCATCTTTTCCAACCCACTTTTTAATAACATTTAATTGTGAAGTTTTAATGTTTGCCATAGTTTTCTCGTATGTGTCAGTACATTCTTTGATAAAACTATCAACCACAGATTCATTTAACCCCTTATTTGAGTTTAGTTCGTCATATAAATAAAATAACTTTGTTACATTTTTATTTGACAATACATAATTTTTAAAATTCTTTAACTCAGATTTGAAAGTTCCTTTAATGTATGATTCCATAAGGACATTTTCAACTTTAGATTTTAATTCACCAAATTTCATTTTTTCTTTTTTTATTTTTATAAATATCAATCATTTAATAGTTTGTTCAACTTTTCTTCAATATCACCTAAAGAATTTTGACCTTTAGATAAATCAATGTATGAATTTTCATCAATAAATGAATCATTTTCAAGTAATATTTTTAGATTATCTCTAGATACTGATTCTGGTGTTACTCCCGCTTCTCCACCTGGTTCAGGTCCTGGTGGGGGTGGTAACTCAGGACCACCTCCTAATCCTGGTTCAAGTCCGAAACTACCACCCCCCATATCACCACCCGGTGGTGGTGGAGGTGTTGCAGTTACATTTTGAGTTCCACCAGATTGATTACCATATAACTTGTCAATATTATCAAATACACCAGTGTGCGTGATAATTGTTGCGGTATTTGTTAATTCAGTACCGACTGCTTTCTCAATTCTTTGTTGTTGTAGGTCTAACTTAATTTCTTCATCAGAGAAACCTAATACGTGTTTTTTAGCCCACGTTACAGATACTGGTGCAATACCCTCAATTGGGGTTACCGCATCTTTATACAATAATATTTTTTCTTTCCAAACATCAACTTTTAATAAGTCAGCTTGTGTTGATGGATTAGTTAACCCTAATGTGAAGTTACCTAAATCATCCTCAAATCCTAATAAGAATAAGTGTATAATAGCTATCTTATTTAATTCAGCAATCATACATTTTTGTATTCTATTAATGGTTCTAGCAAAACGAATATCCATTAATGACAAATCTTTACCCCCACCAACTGGTTCCTCAAAACCTAAGAAAGCTTTTGGAACACGTAACGCGGTTAACAATTTCTTTTGGATATATTCGATATCAGCGATTTCAGATAAGTTTTGTGCTCCGGGTAATGTATCTATTGGACTAGCTGCCGCTGGGTCACGTACTGGGATAAAATAATCTTGGTCAACCGCCATTTGATTAAATCTTAAATCCACATTACCCGTCTTACTATCAACAACTTGACTTCTTTTGAATTTATTCGCAACACGTTGTACATAAGGTTCAACATCCTTATCATCCATATTACCAACAAATACTTTAAATACACGTCTTTCAGGTGCTCTTGATGTTCTATAAATTAACATCGCATCTTCAGATAATAATAATTGTTTCCAAATACGTCTAGCCTTTTCTAACATTGATGTACCATAAGGTAATTTTCTATCATCCCCCAATAATCTGAAGTGTGCCATTTCCCAAGAATTAAATTCCATATCTTTGGCCTTCCATTTAAAACGTAAACCTTTGTTCTCAACTGGTTCTTCAACATTAGCTGATTTAGCGGCCATACCTCTTTCCAAACGTTCTATCTCAATATTAGGTAACTGCATACACCCAATAATACCTTTTTCAGCATCTAATTTTAGATACACAAAATTATCACCATATTTACAAGTATTTCTTGTCCACATTGGTAAGTTTGTGTTAATGTCCAAAACTTTATTAAATAAATCGGCAAGAACTGATTTAACACGTTTTGATTCAGAATAAATTTGTAACATAAAACCATTTTGGTCAACAGTTGTTGACTCTTCACCGTATATGTCTAATGCCGCAGATATTTCTGGGGTATACTCCATAGATTCATAATCATAGAATGACGCTAATCTTGTTGGTTCATAATAAACTGCTTGAGTGTATAAGTTACTTTCAATTTTAGTCCATTGATTGGCTAAATAAAAAGTTTGTTGCGCTTGTAATTTTTCTGTTTCATATTCTTGTTTTGACGTTGTTTTTAACAATTCTTTTTTGTCAAATGAATATGTTGGGTAATCTTGATTCAATAACGCGTTAGGTCCGAATGCTTGGGACAAACGTTGCCATACGGTTAGATTTTTATTTGAATTTTCCATATAATTAATTTATAACTTAAAATCAATAATTAAATAGTGTTTTTTATATAAATATTATCTGATACCAAATAACCAACCATAAGTTTTATAATCTTCAATTGAAACATTTTGATTTGATTGATTCACCCTATCGTGATAATGAGGAATAACTGGGTTAAACTCTATTTGTTTATTCATCACTTCATTGTTGTTAACCGACCAAGATTCTAACATCGCTTTTGTTTGTTCGGTAACTTTTGTTAAATTACTAAATGAAGTTTCAGCGACATATGTTGCCATCGATATCGCCATTATTAAGTCATCGTGTTTACCTTTTTGGTGGTCAGGTCGTCCATTCATATAAATAAATGAATTCATTTCATTATACAAACGACTGCTATATATTCTAAACTCGTGTCTAATAGCTTCTTCGTATGATGCAACTATCTGAACACGTTTGTTATTAAAGTTAATTCCGGGGATTTTATCAGTTGCTTTTGGATTGTATTTCCAACTAGTAGCCAAATCAACCCCATCAACATATAAATCCTTATATCCTAATTCTTGTAATTTTCTTGATGTAGAAACACCCATACCACCAGTGATATCGACAACAATAAATGCGTTATACATATTACCCCATTTATAACAAATCTCAGCCATTGTATCGGGGGGAAGTTTACCTAAGTATTCTGCAACTTGTTCTCTAGTTTCAAAGTCAATTATTTGAAATGAACTAAAGTCATCACTATCACCCCTAGAAACGTCAACACCCATTATGTATCTATGACCTACAATAGGTTCTTTCCAAATCCATAATGAATTACCAACCATTTTTGAAGCTGGTTGTTTAATGTAATTATCATTAATTTTTTGCATTAGTTTCGCATCAAATACGTTATCCCCCGAACCAAGGAAGTTACATTCCAACTCTTGGGATACTTTTCTCTTATCGTATTTTAATTTCTTAACCATGCTCTCAAACCAACTTGAACAAGGTTTGTAACCAGTATCCATTATTAGTTTTAATTCCTCAAAGTTTCTATCCTCAAATGCAATATCTTTCCAACTAATAACATCGTTTTCACTATATTCTTCTTTGTTTAATAAGTAATGAATTACATCATCAGTTTTAACCAAATACAAATCTTTTGTATAACGAGGGTCTCTATACCAAAACATCTCAGAAATTTTGAAATCATTCATATTTCTCAACGCTTGGTCGTAGATTTCATAATAAATTGGGTCATATCCATTTGGTGTGGATACCACAATAACTTTACCCCCAGTTGATAGGGATGCCATACACGCAGCCCAGAAATCTGAATCCGCCTCAATGAAGGCAGCCTCATCAAATACCAATATTGTTGGGGTAAAACCACGTAAGGCATCTTTGGATGTTGCCACCGCTTTTACCTCACAACCATTGGTTAATTTATAATGTTTTGTTGATTTTTTGTTTGGGTCAATTGTTACACCAAACCAAGATGGCCATTGACTAACAAACATCCTCATTTTATTCGCCATCTCAATTGACGTATCCAATTTGTTGGCGATAATCAATATCTTTTCTGGTTTGGTTTTTTTAGCCATAACCAATTTCTTAGATATCCAAGCAGCTGTTACAGTAGATACCCCAGCCTGACGATATTTTAACGCAATATTTTCGTTATATTCTTCGTAATCATTTAATAAAGAAATTTGGTCGGGGAATAACTCTAAAGGAACAAAAGATGAAACTGTATTATCATAAGCCTGTAAGTAGGTCTTTAAAGCATACACAGTGTCTCTTTCGCATTTTACATATTCAAGAAGTATCTGTTCTTTTGATAAATTAGCCATAAAAATTAAAAATCAATATCATCTAACCAAGACATATCATCATCGGTTTCATCCTCAGTGTTTTTATTGTATTGTTTCTTGGTCATATACGATGGGTTTTGTTCCATCTTTTTTCTAACCCCCCTTGATTTATTAACTAAATTCTGAATGTAATCTTCAGCAAATTCTGGGTTTTCTAATCCTAATGTGAATAAAGATTTTGTTAGATTTAACAAAGTTGTTTTATTCTCATTTGAAAGTTGTTGTAATAAAAATGGGGTTAGTTCTCTTTGTTCATCAACGTTTGGAACTAATCGACTAAAGATTTTATAAAACTCGATATAAAATTTTTCACTATAAACCAAGTCATAAGCTTCAATCTCCAAAGATGACGCTGCTTTTTTAGTTAATTGTCTTTGTTCTTGAGAACCCTTTCCACCAGCTGAAGTAAAGAATAAAATGACTCCTTTAACTAATTCGTGTACTAAAAGTGGTAATGTCGCAGCTCTACCAACAATTGTAAAAGGACCTGATGGTCTTGGTTGTTCCTCTCTACTAGGTCTTGGTTGTTCTTCTCTATTTGGTGTTTCATCCTCATCATCATCTTCATCATTAGAACTATTTGGGGGTAATACTTGAACTTGGCCAATTTGACCACCACCACTAGAACCTATACCACCAATATCATCAAATATCCAATACATATGTAACATTATTGGTTGTATAACATTTGAAATCTCAATAATTCTTTCACCATCCGGTAATTCTAATATTTTATCTTCACAAATTTTATACGCATTAGCATAGTATAATGACATACCACGTCTAAACATATTAATAATCATTCTTCGTGAAACCTCATCAGAAAATTCTTCTTTAGCTTGTTGTATTGTTTGTGGTGAAATTTGAAATGTTGAGTTAACCGCGTCTTTAAGTTTTTCTTCATCAAATGGTATACCATCTGATTCAAAATCTCTTTTTAAATCCTCTAGTTTTTCTTTCTTTTCCGCATCAATATCCGCAAACACATTTGTAATTGTTTCATCAGAAATATTTTCAGCTCTAGATGCCATACCTTCCAAAGCTCTTAAAGTACCATCAGTTAATTTTCCATCTAATTTTAATTTTTTATCAAAAAATTCTCTATCGATACCCATTGCACGTTCAACAGATTCCGCGGCAATTTCTTCAAGTTCTTCTTTATTAGCTCTTTGTAATTGACTTAACTCATTCATTAAACTACCTACTGTCATCATAAACGTACTAAAAGCGTTTCTAGCATCAGTTTTAAGATTTTGATTGGCCATAGTTAATCTATTACTAATACCTGATTGTTGTCCTAATAAACTTTCTAATCTAACTATAGAATCTTTAAATGCTTCTGAAGTAAAGAAATCTATTTGAGGTTGTGTCAAACCAATTTTACTTAATGGTGTTCCACCCCCCTCAATTTTTTGTTGTAATGTTCTACTTGGTCTACCACCACCAACTTCTTGACCAAATGTCATTGGGGCTTCGTTAATTTCTTTTTTAACGGTTTCCAAGATAACTTTTTCATTTTTAGTTAATCCTTCAGTCATCAATTTATTTTCCAAATTATTTTTAATCTTGAAAAATTTTTCTATATTAGTATTTAAGCTCATAGTATTATTTTTTTAACATTCTATTTTTTTTCACTTGAGTCATAAAAAATCTCAAACCATCATTAGTTTCCTCATTAGTTTCTTCTGGTGACTCCATAATTGTTTTAATGAAATCTTTTTTTGTCATTTTAGGGAAAAGTACACTCTCAATTATTCTTGAAAATTCATCTTCCAAAATACTTTCCCATTTTAAACTAGGTTTAATATCGGCAATTTTATTTCCCATATTTTTATTGAAAGCTTTACCAACCATATCTAGGTAGTTTTCTTTTGTTTCTTTTTTAACTCTTGTTGGTAATCCTTTGTGTTTTGTTTCAGCAAAATCTTCAGCGTCTTTTTTAGAAATTTCCTTAGAAACTTTACCAGCTTTACCTTTTTTAGGTAAGTCACCTTTTTGCATTGCTCTAACTATACCAAAAAATTCTTGTTGTTTTTTTGAAACCGCTTTTTCATTAATATCTTCTTCTTCATCCATTGGAACCGCAACAACTGTTTTATCAGGATTTTGTTTAATTACATATCCTTTACCAGTTGGGTTGTTTGGAATTGTACCCCCTTTATCACCAATCTTATAAGTTGGTTTACTTGGGATTTGAGTTACTTGTTCTAATAATCTATCGTGTAATACATTAATTTGTCTTTCATTCATTGCTGTGATTATTGATGGTCTAAAACCATGCGATATTAGAGCAAGTTTTTTTTGGTTTAAATTAGTTTTCATATACCACTTTTTTTTCAAATTCTAAAACGATATCTCGTTCATATAATTTATCTTTCACCATTTGTTCTTCATCACCGAAATTGAAAACTAATCTTTTTTTAATGGTGAAATCAATTGTTTCAGTTTCTTTTTCCCAAGCTAATGCTATAACACCATCTAGAGAATCAATCATACTAAAATAATCAGAGTTTTGAATAACTTCCAATTGAATTAGGTCATTTTTCAAAACTCCAACTTTTTTTACGTAATCTAAATCGGGGGGTCTTGGGTATCCATTTGCGGGCTTTGCTTCCCAATCTTCCCCCCATATATCTTCCTTACTATCTGAAAAGATGAACTCATAAATATTATCACCTTTATAGTTTGGACCTAATTCATTTACATATATCAAATAACTCATAGGATACTATATCCTCCTTTTGGTGAAACTTTAATATTTTTATCCTCAACCTCAAAAACTAAATGGTTATTAATAGTTTTACCAAGTAATTTTGCGTTAGGGTATTTTTCAAGTAATTTACCAGAAGACATTTGTTGTGTTGTTGATTCAGAAATTCTTTTTGACGTTTCAAATTGACTTTCTTTAACCAATTCTTTTTTTGATTCTTTAATTACTTTCTTGTTTGTTTTAAAATACTTGTCAAGAACTTTGTCAACTCTAGATTCTGAGAAAATATTCTCAAACATATCTTCCATTGCAAATGAATCATTATCCGTCATATCATCGTGATGAATTTTTCTGTGTCTTCTACCGTGTCTTCTTCTAGCCTCAGGTGCATCATCTGGGTCTGGGTCTTGGAATGGGTCATAATCAGGATTAGGAATTGTGTCAGGGTCAATACCTGGCTCAACCTCTGGTTTAATACCTGGTCTTGGCATAATTTGAGGTCCACCAAAATCATCGTCTAAATCAAAGTCAAATCCTTCAGCCATTTCTGGTTCTGATTGTGGTACTTCTGGAGCTTCAGGTTCCATTTCGTCACCTTCCATATCATCTTCCATATCCATATCAAAATCCATATCTTCCTCATTACCCTCAAGTTTGTCCATAATATCTTCTAAATCTTCTTCTTCTAGATTTTCCAAATCTAAAGCTGATAGAACTGAATTGATTATGTACTTAATATCTTTAGATGGCATATCATTTTCATCATCCGCCAAATAACTTCTAATTTTTTGAGCTAATTTTCCAGTTAATTTCTGAATCATTTTGTAAGTAACCACTTCATCCTCATCTTCCATATCATGCTCGTCATCCATTTCTGGTTCTTCCATATCCATATCCATATCATCAGGCATTATAGTTTCATCCGGAGTTGGTGCGGGAGCGGGTGCGGGAGCAGGTGCGGGAGCAGGAGCAGGAGCTGCAGTTGGGGATGCTTGTTCATTATGTTCACCACGTTTACCAACTTTTAAATAATATTTCGCTTCATCCATATCACCTTCAAACAAAGAAACATTACCAGCGTAACCCTCATTCAAATTAACTTCTTTAGCAATTAAATTAAGACGTTTAAACGCTTGAGAATATGAAGAGTAGTATTTTCTATTTTTCATAGGCTCAACGTAGTCAAAATGAGTCGATTCTGAAATTTGCGATTTAA